AATCTTTGAATATGAAGTATTTGTTATTATAAATTTGCCTTAGTCTACTATTGATATTATTAATATCTTTAACTAAGTAATAACTTGTTTTGTTATAACCAATACCTAACCACTCGGCAACCTTGTGCAAGTTATTGCTATCATAACAATTTACGATGTCATTATCGTCTAAACGGTAAATGATGTAGTATGCTTGTTTATTAGTTTTCATTTTAAACCCCCTTAACTAACAAATAATACTAATAATGTATTTACGAGCTTGTTCGCTTTTTTTTGGCGTAAATTGGCTCGGTGGTTATAATGTATCATATTTATTTGTTTTTGTCAAATTGGTTATAATTGGCAAATTTGTAAGTGTTATATATAATGTATTTAAGAATTTTTTTTTCTCCAAATTACCTTTATATTTTTTTTTTTTTGTCTAATATTTTATATATATATATTATATATTTTATATTCTTATTTACCGGTGATTTACGGGATTTGAATTTTTTTAAAAACGTAAGGCAGATTTTCAAAACAAAAAAAATTATATACATTTTCTATACAATTGTAAAAACGGTGATTTTTGGAAAACGTATGTTTGGGCGAACAAGCTAAAATTTCAGATACATTTGTTTGCTTTTGTGTTTTTTCCACAGTTTTACCCAAAAATATCCGCAAACGATATATAAAATATATATGACCTCACATAATTATCCCACAATTTACCCACAATTCCCACAATCTAAACATTTGTTTGTGTTTTATAAAAGTAGTTTGGCATATAAGGATAACAACATCGATGTAGTAGTCATCGATGTACTGTGTCATTGGTGCAGACTAGGGGGTGGGGTGAAAAATCATTATTTTGGTGTAGGTGCATTTAGTATGTAATATAGTATTAGTATTTTCCCCCTATTAAAACAATTTTTAAAAAAATTTCCTCTCCTTTACAAAAAAAATAAAAAATTTTATAATAAAAACGGTGATTTTATGGAAATAAGGGACACTTATGAATACAAGAAAGCTCAAACCGAAAATAAATTCCTTAGAGAAAAGCTATCTAGGCGTGATGAGGACCCACTATCTAAAGCACTTATGAACGCTACGCATATTACAGATACCGTTAAGAATCGTTATATATACCTCTCATCTATTTTCTTAGAGAATATGAAGGACAATATATTTAAAAGCCAGTTTGAACTTGCTGAAAGCTACCCAGATGCGACAGCTGATGAGTGGAATGACTTTTTAAATGACCGCATCGTATCTACTTATCTCTCTAGGCATAAGCGTACACTTTTAAAGTCGGCGGCTGAGGATAACCTTGCAAACCCCTTAGCTAAAAATAAGCGTGATAACTTAAAACTTATCGAGAATATTGAGGCTCAGGAGCGAAAAGAGGCTCAGAAAAACGTGGTAATTATGCGTATACCTGATATATATGATGAGGAGAATATTAATAATGCACAAACTTCTTGAAAATGACTCCGTACTCATATATCAGTGCCCCTACTGCTCAACTGGTGAGATTACTATTCACAAAACCTCCTCGCATAAGTATGGCTACTGCTCGGTGTGTGATGCAGCGTATATCCACTACGTACCTCTGCCTCATCAAATGGACGTGCATAAGGACCATCATAAGATTAAACTTCTCTTAGGTGGTATGGGGTCAGCTAAGTCTAACTGCGGAGTAAACATAATTATTAACCATGCTCTTTCCGTTCCGAATGGGCAGACTATTATGCTCGCTCAGACCCTAAAACAGCTCTCGAAGGCGATTATGCCCATATTTGATGAATACCTCCCACGTAAATTTGTAACTAAATGGACCGATACTAAGGCTGATATTGAAATTACACTCGTAAATGGGCACAAAATAACTGGATTTGCCTCTGATGATGAGGAAAAGTTTAGGTCTATGAATATTACAGCGTTCTACTTAGAGGAAGCATCAGGTATTGACCCCAAGATATACCAGGAGTGTATCAGGCGTTTACGTAACCCACATGGTATTATTAACGGTAAGCCCCATTATGTAGGTGTAATATGCTCAAACCCTGCTCAGGGTGCTATTAGAGACTTATTATTCTCATCAGATGTTATATATGGTAGCTACTCTATACAAAAAACTGTCTCTATGTACGATAAACGTATTAAGAATAAAAACCCAGATTTGGCTGCATTTCTATCTTCTTCTCGTGATAACCCATACCTTCCACCAGGATTCGTACAGTCTGTTATAAATTCGCTAACTCCTGAGCAAGTACGCCTCTATGTAGACTGTATAATTGAGTATGCTGAGGGTGCTGTCTACCCTACAATTCTTTCTATGACGGAAGAGCCCTTTCAAATACCTGATGATTGGGAGAGATTTATCGCTCATGACCCTAAACATAACTGGGGCTTAGTAGGGTGACCTACTATGAAACTTCGCCGAATTAAGCTGGAAGGCTAAGTCCGAAAGGATATGCTAATCAGAACCGAAGGCTATGCTGAGCATAGTCAGGGGCAACGCATAGGTGGTGAAAAGATATAATCCACCCACGAGTCGGCGACATCTTAAATAAAAGGTCTTGACTTATGACTACTTAACGCCTACAATAAGTGCAGGAGGTAGTTATATGAAAGACTATGAAATAACTAAAGATGGAAAAATAATTTCTTTAAAACATAATAAAAAACGTGAAATAAAAGGATATATTGATAAGTATGGATATAGAAGAGTTTTACTCTATGTTGATGGAAAGAGAACAAAGTTCTTTGTGCATAGACTTGTAGCTCTAACATATATCCCAAATCCTGATAATTTACCACAAGTAAACCATAAAGATGGCAACAAACTAAATAATAATGTTGAAAATCTTGAATGGTGCTCAGCTAAAGAAAACATAGCACATGCTATTAAAACAGGCTTAAAAGTTAAAAAAGGTAAATTAAACGAATATCAAGTTGAAGAAATTAGAAAGTTATTTAATGAAAAAAGTATGAAAGAACTTGCTGAAATGTATAATGTTTCTCTTAGCTGTATAAAACACATACACGCAGGTCATACTTGGAAAAACATTTAAGATGAAAAGATATGCTGAACTTATAGGAAACTATAAGAGGTAGAGGATAAAAAGCCTCTACGGTAACAAATTGGGAATACATGACCCAGCAGCTATTCTTTTAGCTGCACAGGACCCAGAAACAGGTGTTTTACACTTTTATAGGGAGTATTATAAGACAGACCAGGTGCTCTCGCAGGTTGCCCACGAATTTAAGGAGATGACCTCGGATATTCCGAAAGGTTGCCTCCACATGCCCCTAATTGACCCCTCTGCTGATAAAAGAAGTAAGGTCACAGGGCGTACTTATAAGCAGCAGCTCCAGCTAGAGCATGGAATTGTCACTAAAAAAGCGAATAACTCTATAGAAGATGGGATTCAGAGGGTTAAAAACATGATGTATTACGGTAAAATTAAGTTTTTTAATAACCTCACAAATACACTTTGGGAGGGCTGTGAGTATAGATACCCCACACAAGAAGAGAGAAACAAAAACAAGAATTTAGGTGACACACCACTTGATAAAGATAACCACTTGATGGACTGCCTTAGGTATATTTGCCAGGAAGTTCCGTATAATTATATAGATATGAAGAGAACATCGTATAATAATTACTTAAAGTTCTTCGAAAAGATGAAAGATAGGAATAATAGGGATGAGGCTAACTTGTCATTTAAACAGCTGCTTGGTATAATTAAAGAAGAGTATGACGATGAGAAAAGAAATTATAATAGTTCGAGATGTGCAGGAGGTTATACAATATGAGAAAAATAAAACTAAAAAATCTAATATGGCTCATTGAACACAAGGAGGAAATTGAAGCACTTTTGAAAAAGACAGAAAACGGACAAAAACAAGCTAAGAACTACTCGACAGCAGGAGTACCTGATTTTCAAAAGGATTTCGTTAATGACCTTCTTAGTGGAAAGTTAAAAGAGAGTAAATAGGAGGTGCGATAATGGATTTTATTAGAGATGAAGAATTTGAGAGGCGAGAGAGAGAACTTTTAAAGTTAGTTACGGATGCTACTGACTTTAGACGCTCCCAAAGAGACTCAGAGTACATTACAAATATGGCTCACTACGAGGGGCTCCATTGGAATTTGGCTGAGAATAAAGTAGATTCTCCGTTCTTACTTAGAAGTGATATAAACCACTTAAAAGATGCTGTAGATATTCGTCTAGGTAGTTTGTGCTCTGAGAAGTATTGGGGAGAGCTTAAACCACTTAGTCCGAATGACGTACAGCACGTAGAGGATTTAAACGTACTATATAAAAATGAGTGGAATAGACTTAGTGCTGATGACTATGTAGAGTACGTTATAAAGTATGGTGCTATCTGTGATAATGGATATGTGTTTATAAATTATGACCCATCGAAAATAGTGGGTGGTACTGGGTATAAAAGAGAAGGTGCCATCACTTTAGAACAGTTAGAAACTAGTAATGTGTACTTAGACCCAACTGCTTCTAATATAGATGAGTGTGAATATATTGTTGTAAAGTCTAAAAAGTCTAAAATGTGGATTAAAAGAAACAAACCTCAGTGGCTCAAAATATTTGAGGATTTGAATATTAAGCCGAGTGACAATGGAATGTCAAATGAAAATGGGGATATATACGTAGGTAGAGACTATGCTAGGGCATCTAGTGGTCAGTACGAACTTTACACTATGTATAGAAAAGAAGTATTTGAGAAAGACATGGACACTACTGACGGTGAAGGTAAGGTAATTGCTAGTGAAAAGGTACGTGGTTTACAGATAAAGGAATACTTCTTCGTAGGTAGACATTTGATTGACATTAATGAGAGGTACCCATTTGATGAGTTTCCTGTAATTACATTCCAGTGGCAACCTGAACCTCAAAGTCCATACGGAGTTCCACTACTTAGAGGACTTACAGTACCTCAGAAAGTTGCTAACCTAATTGAGAGTGCTGCAAATAACATAGCGATGCACTATACAGTACCTACATGGCTTGTTAGTTCTGAAAGTGGAATTGACATTGAGGAGTTTGCGAAACTAAGTAATGCTTTAGGTATGGCATGGAAAGTTGATGGGGATGTGTCAAAAGCTGTAAAGCAGATGGACCCACCACAAATAAATGCCGACTTAATAGGTATAAAAGAGAGTTTTGTTAATAATATAAGAATGTATGCAGGTGTTACCGACCAGTATGTTGGAGACATCGGTACTGCTGGCTCTACTGCTGAAGGTACAAATAGAGCCATCAACAGAGCAACGGTAATAGATAACTCAGTAATTAAGCAAATTGAGAAGTTTGTGGAAAAGTTATCACGCATGATTGTAAAGTTTATGGCAAGGTACTATAAAAACCAGGACATCTACATTAGAGACACAACTAAAGAGACAGGTGCATACCAGTTTAGAAGTGTAAATGTAAAGGAAGATTTTGGGAATATAAATTATGAGTTCTATGTAGACTTGGCAAGTAGAAGTAAGATTGACAAAAATAGACAGTATAATCTCATGAAAGAACTTTACACTATTCAGAATCAGTACAAGGAAGATAAGAGAATTATCAACGTGGCTGATTTGGTTAAGGCTGCTAACTTAGATAACTATAACGAGATGTATAAGAGATTTAGTGATATGTCAGAAGAAGCGTTTGCTGAGAAGGCTGACTTAATAGTTCAAATACTTCAGATAGGTCAGACCATGACACCTAACGGTACACCACTAATATCGGCTGAAGATATGCAGCAGGGTATAATGGACGTACTTGATGATAATGGAGATTTGTCTTTAGTTGAGGGTATATTTAATACTTATGAACAGTATGAAACAAAGGTTACTGAACTTACTAATCAGTTAGCAGCAAGAGAAATGCAAACAACTGCTAACGAATATGTAAACGCTGCAAACGCACAGTCTGAACTTGTAGATAATCTAATTCAAGGCAGGGAGGACATAATGTGGAACGGACTTCCACAGGAAGATGCTCCTAGACAGTAAAAGAGGTGTAAAGCCTTTTTTATTTGACATTTATTATACCTTGTGCTATATTAAAATCAGAGTTAATACAGACTCCCATAATACTTAGTGACTGACCGAAAAGTCCAAAAATAAGAACGAGAAGGAGGGTATAATATGGAAAATGTATTTGACGAAGTTTTAGGGAGTGCACCTGAGACTGTCGTTTCCACTGATGAAAGTGTTAGCACAAACACCGATACATCAGAATTAGGGTCTGAATATGACCTAGACCTTTCAGAAGTTGAGGCTGCAAACGATACTGATGAACAGGTGAGTGGTGAGGATGAGGATTCTTCTAATGAAGATGCTGAAAACCCCACTAATCATGCGTTTGCTCAAATGAGAGTACAAAATAAAGAGTATTCTACTAAAATTAATGAGTTAGACGCTATTGCTAAGGCAGCAGGGCTTAAAGGCGTTGATGACCTTATAGCAAAATCTAAAGAGGCTCAAATTAAAAAAGAGGCTCAATCTAAAGGAATTTCTGAAGAACTTGCAAAAGAGCTCGCCGAGATGCGTGATTTCAAGGCTCGTTATGAGCAAGATAAGGTAGATGCTGCTTACAAGGCTAAAGAGACGAATTTAGTAAACAATTTACAGAACTTTATAACAACTAATAAGTTGTCACAAGATGCTGTAAATAAACTTAGTAATGACCTTGTAAAAGATGGTCTTACTAATGAGTACCTTATGGACTTACCAAAGGGTGCGTTAAACAGAATACTAGGTGCTTACGTAGGTACCGATATTCAAAAGAATTTAGAAAGAAAAGAAGCTATCAAAAGTGAATTGCCATTAAATCAAACTTCTAAAATTGATACGCAAAGTATCAATAAGCAAATTGATGACCTAGCTAAAATATGGGCTGGGAAAAATTAAAAGAAAAGGAGTTGATTCTTAATGAATACACTAACAAGTATTAGAACGCAAGCTCCAGGACTTGCTAATGAAAAAATAGACAATAATGTCTTGCTTAGAGCATTAGCATACTCTATGGCTGACCACGTTCTATATAACACTGGTAAAAAGCAATCAGTTAAAAGAAATGCTGGAACTAATAAAGTACAATGGAGAGGTTATAAACCACTACCTGTTGCTGCTAACAGACATATCATCACTGAAGGTGTAAACCCTGATGGAATGAAAGTTGGAGCTAGAACTATTGATGGTACAGTAGCTGTTTATGGTGCTTACATCGAAGTTACTAGACAGGTTGAATCTTATAACTTAGACCAACTATTAGTAGAATATGGACCATTAATCACTAACCACGCTGCTGAAACTCTTGAGTTAATTACTCGTGATGCAATCGAAGAGGATGCTGGTGTTTACTATGTAGTACCTGCTGGAACTGCTACACCTGCTAAAACTGCAATTACTGCTAGTAACATTCTAACTTTGGATGTTTGTAGATTAGTTGCAAACCAAATGAAAGTAGCTCGTAGAAGAGGTCATGAATCTACTGGATTTAATAGATATAAAGTTATTACTTCAGTAGAAGGTATGCAAGACTTGCTAGATGACCAAAAGTTATTACAAAGAGCTATGGTACCAGGAAACACTAATAAGCCAGTTATGGATAACGGTTTAGAGAGTTATGACGTATATAACCTAAGATTTGTTGAATATAATTACCCAGTTATCGAAGCAGGAGCTGGAGCATCAGGAACTGATGTTTACCATACTTATGTATTTGGTGAAAATGCGTATGCTGTTATGGACCTAGCATCTGCAGGTATTGAAATCAAGAAATTTGGTTTTGATGCTAAGAAAGGCGATAACTTAGGACAAATCGCATCACTAGGTTGGATAACTATGGGATTTGGTGCACAAGTATTAGACCCAGTTGCTGCAACTGTAATTTATCATGCTGTATCTAACCCACTAACTAGACCTACTGACATTTATGCTGCTCAAGACTAATAAATAGAGAGGAGAGATTTACATGGCAATTAAAAACACCAAAGAAGTAGTCACTAATATCGAGAAAGAAGATAGTAATTTGAACACTACTAAAAGCGTTTTCAAAGATAGCAAGAAGAGTGAAGCAACTCTTGCAACCGAAAGTATGAAAGAAAATTCTAAATTAGTAAAGGCAAAGAGGGTGCCATTTAAGTGTGAAGTTGCTTATGCTGCTTTATATCCGAATGGGTTTGAATCTACTTGTCAAGGAATTTATATTTTCTTAATATTTGACGGAAGAACTGTCGAATTACCTGAATTTATAGCTAGTTACGTCAAAGAAAAAATTGAAAAGAAGGCTATGAGTTTGGTTGATAAAAAGACTCGAAATGCGACTAAAAAACAAGAATATCTTGGTATGGAATACGTAGGATAGAAATTATTAGAGGCTAATTAGATTTATTAGCCTCTTTTTATTTAGAAAGGAAGTGAAATTATGAGTTTAACAGGTATCGTTGAAAATTCAAATTATGTAACAGATGAGGAAATACTTACTGCAAATATTTTAGGAATTGCAAACACTTGCATAGCAGAAGTCAATAGAAGAGTTGGAGTAGCATTACCATTTTTTGAAGAAGATTCTTTAACAGATGACCTTAAAAATACGTATGATGCTATACCTGAATACTGGGTTTTTGCACTTTTTGAGCCATACTGCTCATATGCAATTATGGCGAATGATGGTGACGAAAACGCTAGGGATTTTCACTATAATAGGTTTATATCAGCTTTAAAAGACTTTAAAGATAACGGAATGGGAGCTATCACATCGTCATCTTACATGGGAGACAATGTTAAGCATACAGCCATTGATGTAAGTGATGTAACAGTCCATTGGGAAGGATGGGTGTAATATATGGCAAAAGTACAACCATTAAGAGGTACATCAAATAAAATATTTAGTATAAGTGCAAATTTTAATCAAGGAATAGATAAAAGGACTGCTGATGACGTATCATCAGACCAATCTTT